AACCAAAGTATACACACATAAGGAACTGCGTGAATTGCGTAAAGCCATTGAGTTATTGCCATAGAACCAATGGGGAAAGTCAGACATTACAGTTGCTAGGACTATATATGATGGAGCTAGTAACTTTATAATACCTTTTACTTTTCCTCCGTTTGTCGCAGTCACTAACATAGCACCGTCAACGTTAGATAATGATAATTGGACGAGTAGTGCCGTTAAAGAAATAACAATAAATAACTTCACTTATATGTCTGCACAAAATAACGTTACCTCTATACGTTGGGGTGCTATTGGATTTTAGCCAATGGGGACAATTCAAAGAAAATCAAACGACTGTATCCTATCTAATTTCTTACATAGAAATATTTGGCACTGTAACTATGATGAAGGATGAGCCTAAGAGGCTATATGAAGCTAGCATTCGAGCCAATAATATTACCACTACTGGATTTGAATTACATAGCGGGTATGTTGGTAATCATATTGCAAAAGCAATAAACAATGGTTTTTGGATAAATATAGGCCGTGCGTAACCAATGGGGATACAAGAAAAGCGTATACGTGTATGACGGAACAACTTATCCTATTACATTTCCTACTGCTTTTGATAATGAGTGTTCAGGCGTTTGGCCATCAATAGAACATAAAACATCTGTAGGAGGTAATGAGGTGTTCTATCATACTAATAAAAGTACAACTGGATTTACTCTTATCGCAGATGCTAGCCATTCCCCATATACTGTTGATGGTGTGGTCTATTTAGCGATTGGGCATTAAGCAGAAATACCAAACGAAAATACGCAACATTTGATATTGGGATACTTAAATACATTATCGTTTGTGAACCATACTTTGAATTTTAATTGATCATATTCGGTGATTAAATTCCAATCTGCTTCACGTGGATTTTTGTATTCAGACTTAGCAAAGAAGCAGGTGGAATAAGGAATTATCCAATTGTGATATTGTCCATCTTCGCCACTTACTCCCCATTGGTTCTATGGCAATAACTCAATGGCTTTACGCAATTCACGCAGTTCCTTATGTGTGTATACTTTGGTTGTAATATCACCATGCTTATGGCCAAGAATGGCGCGAGTAGCAGTAGGTGATGCACCGTATTTATCTAATAATGTGGCTACGGTATGGCGGCAGTCATGTGTTGAATGGGAACATTTGATAGCCGTCATTACCGATTTAAATTGCTTGCTGAATTGAGCATAAGAAATCGGTAATATCTTGTCAGATGAATTCTGATACAAACTTGTAACTATTGGAAATATGCGACTATGAATGGGAATTAAGCGATTACGGCCAGCATCAGTTTTAGATAGACGTACTATAAGACATTTAGTGCGGAGGTTAATATCGTTTTTACGTAACGATAGCAATTCACCGCATCGCATACCTGTATATAAGAGTATTAGAATACCATAAGTATCGGTAGTATCAAGGCTCCACAATCGATTAATCTGTTGGCGAGTGAATGGCTTATGCGGATACACGCTAACATCATGGCCAAGGTTTAGGAAGGGAGTGTAATCCTTAATATCAATATCATTAACAATTGCATACTTCGATAATAATGAAAGTAATGTGCGGACCTTTTTGGCAGATGCATAAGAAAGGCCGTTATCTCTCATGTTATTAATCACGCATTGCATATCAGAATATTTGATTAAGTTAATAGGAATATTAGCAATTGATTGAATGTGATCATAGGCAATGCGATAGGATTCAATGGCTGATTTACTCACAATTCCAACACGAGTAGGCAGCCATTTTTCATACAAACTTTTAAGCGTTTCAACACATGCACTTTGGCGGTGCATACGGAGATACGCATTTCTTGGGTAGTGCTTAACAGTACTATTCATATGTTCCTCCTTATTAATAACGAAAGGATAAAAGAAATGAACAATTATATTCATGTCCTTGATGCAGATGGACGTCGAATCACGTCCATCGTAGATAATATGATAGTACCTATCGGTGAAGAGGCTTTGCTTGAGCAAGCTAAAGAGCAATATCCTGATGCTGCTCAATATATATATGGCGGAGATACCATGTTAGATGCTTTTCTCGATGGAAAAGTTTATAAAAACGGCATATTCGAAGACGCACCAGTAATTGAATACATCCCAACAAAAGAAGAAAAAATAAACGCCATAAAAGACGAATATGAACCTCGATTTAAAACACTGGAAGAGGCTCAACGCCGATTGCTACTTATGGGAAAACCTACTAATGCAATTAGTGCTCAATATATCAAGTTGAATAGTGAAATGGTAGCACGAATCAAGGAGGTGCAATAATATGCCTAAATATATCGGTGATAGTAAAGTTCCTGTAATGGAATTTTGTGAGTACTGTTGGGAAGTTCTTAACGAAGATGGCACATGTCCTACTGAAGGATGCGTACATAATGATTTACTAAATTCAGACAAGGATGATACAGATGCTACCAGTCTTACACAACTTTAATGCAATCAAAGGGGAGATAATTTCTCTTAACATTGGGTATAACAATGTTGTGGCGAGTGAAAATCTATTCGCCTGTGTTCGTAAATATCGGACGGACGAAGATTATAAAGCAAAGTTCGATATTAGCGTATCTACTGACAATCTAGAAAACGATGAAGCATCTAAAATCACTCTTTCACTTGATACAAACACTTTAGAAGCCGGTAAATATCAATGGGATTTATTCATTTGGAATGGCAACCGCCCTATTAAATGCCTTGTTAAAGGGCAAGTTGACATAATTGAAGGTATCAGCAATAGGGGGAAATGATATGAACGAAGAAAACGTATATTTGAAACCTTCTCCTGTTGATAGCATCCACATCAAAGACGGTGATGAAAATATTAAAGTCAAAGACAATATGCAAATTGTTAAGTTGCAAGGCCCAAAGGGAGACCCTGGACCGCAAGGTCCTCCAGGTCCTAAAGGAGATACTGGTGAACGTGGTGAAGTCGGTCCACAAGGACCGGCTGGCCCTCAAGGTCCTCGAGGCAATGATGGCCTACCAGGCCCCCACGGCCCTCCCGGGCGGCCGTGTCGATGACGCCCTAAAGGTGATTCTGGTAAAGAAGGGAAGCCGTTTACTTATGATATGTTCACATCAGAGCAATTAGAGAATTTAAAAGGAGATAAAGGCGAACAAGGCTTGCAAGGACCACTAGGGCCGAAAGGTGAACCTTTTAAATTTTCCGATTTTACACAAGACCAACTTAACGCACTTAAAGGGCCGAAGGGCGATAATGGTGAGCCATTTAAATATAGTGATTTTACTCCCGAACAACTTGCAGCACTTAAAGGCCCTAAAGGGGACCCAGGACCGCAAGGACCACCCCGGGGCCCCCCGGGACGGGGGGGGGGGGGGGCCCGGGGGGGGGGGGGGGGTTTTTTTATATGTACCAAAACAGAGCTAAATAACTATTTATCTAGAACAGACGCCAATAACCATTATGCTCAAAAAGGCTGGGCGGCTCAAACGTTTGCTTATAAAGGTGATTTAGGTAGTTTTATTAGAAAAACGGAAATTGGACAATACGCCTTAACGCCTGGCGATGCGGCTAGCCGTTATGTTAATAACATTCAAGCACGATCCTTTGCTAAGTATTCCGATTTAAATAACTATGTTCCTAAAGAACAATACAATAAAGATATTGAAGCTTTAAAGAAACGTATAGCTGATTTAGAACACTTATAGGAGTTAAATAATGAATAATTAGCTAACACATGGAGAAGAAAGGCAAGAATTAACTGATTTCATGGGAATAGAAAGGAGTTGCTGAATGTGGACATGGCAATTTGAACTAAATGATATTTTAACTACGCTCACAATAGTAGGTGTAGTTGCTGGGGCAGGGTATAGATTGTTGGTTATTCCTTTACTTGAAAAATTAGACCTTCAAAGAATGCAAGATAATCTGATGCTCCAAGAAAAAATGGGAGCGCTTACCGATACGTTGAAGGACTTGAAAGAAGAAATCAAACTTTCACGTGAGCAACGAACCAAAGCATACACAGAGCACGTAAAATTAACATCTCGTGTTGATGGTATCGAGGCTCGCGTTGATGATATTAAGGAGGAATTGCATGAACATACCACCAAATCTCATCAGTACAGTTAAAAAATCATATCAATCTGTCAGGGTGGCTAATGTCCACCCTACAGGAATATTTGCTACCAGGGCGCTAGTATTTGCGATGCTAGTGCCTATTTTATTAGTTGTTACCGAATACATTATGGTGTTCATTCGTGGCTATGCTGACGATATGACACTAAAAATTATTAATACCGGGATAACTATTATTGACCATATATTTATTCCTAGTGTATTAACTGCCCTTGTGGGTTTCTTAGCGCTATGGATAGATAAGGACGGTAACGGTATCCCTGATCAATTAGAAAAGGAGGATAAACGATGAAAGTATTTATTAACCCTGGTCACGATATTAACTTAGATAGTGGCGCAGTTAATCCTGTGTATGGTACACGTGAATGCGATGTGGCACGTGATGCGGGCAAGATGTTGGCGCGTTATTTAGAAACAGCAGGGTGCGAAGTTCGCACGTTACAAGATGATGATTTAGGCCTTGTATGTTCCGAATCTGACTCTTGGGGCGCAGATATATTTGTATCTTTGCATTGCAATGCATTCAATACGCAAGCTCGAGGGACTGAAACCCTCTATAAATCCTTTAATGGGCAACGCTTGGCTAATGATATCCAATCCCAAATTATCCGAAGTATTAATACAGTAGATAGGGGCGTTAAAAAACGTGATGACCTTTGGGTACTGAATGGCACGGATGCAACTGCTGTATTAGTAGAAATGGCTTTTATTGACAATGAAGAAGACCATGTTATGCTTACAAATGATTTAGATACGATCGTCCGTGCTATTGCACGAGGTATTACTGATTATATGGGAGGGGTATAATGTATGAAAGAATCAAAAGCCTATTTGATTGCACTCGTAATCGCTATATTCTTATCGGTAGTATTGTGTGCCTCGCCTTGCTTTGCCTCGGATACATCTTCTACCAACCAAGCGGAACCGACTATCACCGTGCCGTTGACGCAGTGGAACGAGCTCAAGAGCAACAACGAGAAAGCCTTGAACTCAATCGAAGCATCCAGCATTCCATTGACAGAAGCACAGACCTTAGTCGTGAGGCAGGAGCAAGAATTGACAGAAGCTCACAATACAATCAACAGATTGGAGAGCGAATTGGCAAAAGCCAAAGCGGACTCAGTGAAGCAAGAAACTACCTTAAACGAAATGCAGAACTCTTTAGACTTATTGAAGAACAAAATAGAGCGGGACAACCGCACAATCAAGCGACTACGAATGCAACGCAACCTATCCCAGGTGGTGGGAGCTGGAGCGATAATTGGAGTGGTAATTCATCGATAGCGAGGTGATCCATATATCTCCTGATCATGAGCAGGTGGACTCATGGATTGACCTAAAGTAGTAAAGACCATGTTAGATTAATTTCTAGCATGGTCTTTTTTTTTGATTTTATTCGTGATTTATATATAATGGTATATATAATGGAGGTAGACCTATGATACAAGTATTTAGTCACAGAACGCATATCGACCAACGGACAGGTGAGACACGCGTAGTTTTTAATAGCGAAATCGGTGAGGCTTTAACTTATGAAGAAGCTTGGGGGATAATTTGTAATCACGACTTAGCGAGTGCCGGGCGTTTATTAATTGCGTATAAGCACGATTGGGAAACCTTTAATCTAGGTAGTAGATTCCCTAATTTTGAATGGCCTGAAAATATTAATTTCGTATATTTTACAGATGAAGCTACTTCGCCTGTTATACCGCCTAGCGCGTATACTGAAATTTCTGTTCAAGAATTAATTAGAATTCTGAAACTTCCATATAGATTAGAAAATACGGAAGATACAAGCTGTTAAAATGCTTAAAAATTCTTAATGGTTGCTCAACTGTTGCTCAACTTCTAGAAGTTGAGCAACAGTTGAGCAACCATTAAGAATTTTTAAGCATTTTAACAGCTTGTATCTTCCGTATTTTCTAATCTATATGGAAGTTTCAGAATTCTAATTAATTCTTGAACAGAAATTTCAGTATACGCGCTAGGCGGTATAACAGGCGAAGTAGCTTCATCTGTAAAATATACGAAATTAATATTTTCAGGCCATTCAAAATTAGGGAATCTACTACCTAGATTAAAGGTTTCCCAATCGTGCTTATACGCAATTAATAAACGCCCGGCACTCGCTAAGTCGTGATTACAAATTATCCCCCAAGCTTCTTCATAAGTTAAAGCCTCACCGATTTCGCTATTAAAAACTACGCGTGTCTCACCTGTCCGTTGGTCGATATGCGTTCTGTGACTAAATACTTGTATCATAGGTCTACCTCCATTATATATACCATTATATATAAATCACGAATAAAATCAAAAAAAAAGACCATGCTAGAAATTAATCTAACATGGTCTTTACTACTTTAGGTCAATCCATGAGTCCACCTGCTCATGATCAGGAGATATATGGATCACCTCGCTATCGATGAATTACCACTCCAATTATCGCTCCAGCTCCCACCACCTGGGATAGGTTGCGTTGCATTCGTAGTCGCTTGATTGTGCGGTTGTCCCGCTCTATTTTGTTCTTCAATAAGTCTAAAGAGTTCTGCATTTCGTTTAAGGTAGTTTCTTGCTTCACTGAGTCCGCTTTGGCTTTTGCCAATTCGCTCTCCAATCTGTTGATTGTATTGTGAGCTTCTGTCAATTCTTGCTCCTGCCTCACGACTAAGGTCTGTGCTTCTGTCAATGGAATGCTGGATGCTTCGATTGAGTTCAAGGCTTTCTCGTTGTTGCTCTTGAGCTCGTTCCACTGCGTCAACGGCACGGTGATAGTCGGTTCCGCTTGGTTGGTAGAAGATGTATCCGAGGCAAAGCAAGGCGAGGCACACAATACTACCGATAAGAATATAGCGATTACGAGTGCAATCAAATAGGCTTTTGATTCTTTCATACATTATACCCCTCCCATATAATCAGTAATACCTCGTGCAATAGCACGGACGATCGTATCTAAATCATTTGTAAGCATAACATGGTCTTCTTCATTGTCAATAAAAGCCATTTCTACTAATACAGCAGTTGCATCCGTGCCATTCAGTACCCAAAGGTCATCACGTTTTTTAACGCCCCTATCTACTGTATTAATACTTCGGATAATTTGGGATTGGATATCATTAGCCAAGCGTTGCCCATTAAAGGATTTATAGAGGGTTTCAGTCCCTCGAGCTTGCGTATTGAATGCATTGCAATGCAAAGATACAAATATATCTGCGCCCCAAGAGTCAGATTCGGAACATACAAGGCCTAAATCATCATCTTGTAACGTGCGAACTTCGCACCCTGCTGTTTCTAAATAACGCGCCAACATCTTGCCCGCATCACGTGCCACATCGCATTCACGTGTACCATACACAGGATTAACTGCGCCACTATCTAAGTTAATATCGTGACCAGGGTTAATAAATACTTTCATCGTTTATCCTCCTTTTCTAATTGATCAGGGATACCGTTACCGTCCTTATCTATCCATAGCGCTAAGAAACCCACAAGGGCAGTTAATACACTAGGAATAAATATATGGTCAATAATAGTTATCCCGGTATTAATAATTTTTAGTGTCATATCGTCAGCATAGCCACGAATGAACACCATAATGTATTCGGTAACAACTAATAAAATAGGCACTAGCATCGCAAATACTAGCGCCCTGGTAGCAAATATTCCTGTAGGGTGGACATTAGCCACCCTGACAGATTGATATGATTTTTTAACTGTACTGATGAGATTTGGTGGTATGTTCATGCAATTCCTCCTTAATATCATCAACGCGAGCCTCGATACCATCAACACGAGATGTTAATTTTACGTGCTCTGTGTATGCTTTGGTTCGTTGCTCACGTGAAAGTTTGATTTCTTCTTTCAAGTCCTTCAACGTATCGGTAAGCGCTCCCATTTTTTCTTGGAGCATCAGATTATCTTGCATTCTTTGAAGGTCTAATTTTTCAAGTAAAGGAATAACCAACAATCTATACCCTGCCCCAGCAACTACACCTACTATTGTGAGCGTAGTTAAAATATCATTTAGTTCAAATTGCCATGTCCACATTCAGCAACTCCTTTCTATTCCCATGAAATCAGTTAATTCTTGCCTTTCTTCTCCATGTGTTAGCTAATTATTCATTATTTAACTCCTATAAGTGTTCTAAATCAGCTATACGTTTCTTTAAAGCTTCAATATCTTTATTGTATTGTTCTTTAGGAACATAGTTATTTAAATCGGAATACTTAGCAAAGGATCGTGCTTGAATGTTATTAACATAACGGCTAGCCGCATCGCCAGGCGTTAAGGCGTATTGTCCAATTTCCGTTTTTCTAATAAAACTACCTAAATCACCTTTATAAGCAAACGTTTGAGCCGCCCAGCCTTTTTGAGCATAATGGTTATTGGCGTCTGTTCTAGATAAATAGTTATTTAGCTCTGTTTTGAGTGCGAATTTAGATAAATCCACACTACCACCAGGGCCACCCGTACCGCCAGTACCTGGAGGCCCCGGTGGTCCTTTCGGGCCTCGTGCCCCCCCTGTGCCTTTACGTGCTGCAAGTTGTTCGGGAGTAAAATCACTATATTTAAATGGCTCACCATTATCGCCCTTCGGCCCTTTAAGTGCGTTAAGTTGGTCTTGTGTAAAATCGGAAAATTTAAAAGGTTCACCTTTCGGCCCTAGTGGTCCTTGCAAGCCTTGTTCGCCTTTATCTCCTTTTAAATTCTCTAATTGCTCTGATGTGAACATATCATAAGTAAACGGCTTCCCTTCTTTACCAGAATCACCTTTAGGGCCAGGGTCGCCCTGTGGTCCTGGAGGACCTTGCGGACCTGGTAAGCCATCATTGCCTCGAGGACCTTGAGGGCCAGCCGGTCCTTGTGGACCGACTTCACCACGTTCACCAGTATCTCCTTTAGGACCTGGAGGACCTTGCGGTCCAGGGTCTCCCTTTGGGCCTTGCAACTTAACAATTTGCATATTGTCTTTGACTTTAATATTTTCATCACCGTCTTTGATGTGGATGCTATCAACAGGAGAAGGTTTCAAATATACGTTTTCTTCGTTCATATCATTTCCCCCTATTGCTGATACCTTCAATTATGTCAACTTGCCCTTTAACAAGGCATTTAATAGGGCGGTTGCCATTCCAAATGAATAAATCCCATTGATATTTACCGGCTTCTAAAGTGTTTGTATCAAGTGAAAGAGTGATTTTAGATGCTTCATCGTTTTCTAGATTGTCAGTAGATACGCTAATATCGAACTTTGCTTTATAATCTTCGTCCGTCCGATATTTACGAACACAGGCGAATAGATTTTCACTCGCCACAACATTGTTATACCCAATGTTAAGAGAAATTATCTCCCCTTTGATTGCATTAAAGTTGTGTAAGACTGGTAGCATCTGTATCATCCTTGTCTGAATTTAGTAAATCATTATGTACGCATCCTTCAGTAGGACATGTGCCATCTTCGTTAAGAACTTCCCAACAGTACTCACAAAATTCCATTACAGGAACTTTACTATCACCGATATATTTAGGCATATTATTGCACCTCCTTGATTCGTGCTACCATTTCACTATTCAACTTGATATATTGAGCACTAATTGCATTAGTAGGTTTTCCCATAAGTAGCAATCGGCGTTGAGCCTCTTCCAGTGTTTTAAATCGAGGTTCATATTCGTCTTTTATGGCGTTTATTTTTTCTTCTTTTGTTGGGATGTATTCAATTACTGGTGCGTCTTCGAATATGCCGTTTTTATAAACTTTTCCATCGAGAAAAGCATCTAACATGGTATCTCCGCCATATATATATTGAGCAGCATCAGGATATTGCTCTTTAGCTTGCTCAAGCAAAGCCTCTTCACCGATAGGTACTATCATATTATCTACGATGGACGTGATTCGACGTCCATCTGCATCAAGGACATGAATATAATTGTTCATTTCTTTTATCCTTTCGTTATTAATAAGGAGGAACATATGAATAGTACTGTTAAGCACTACCCAAGAAATGCGTATCTCCGTATGCACCGCCAAAGTGCATGTGTTGAAACGCTTAAAAGTTTGTATGAAAAATGGCTGCCTACTCGTGTTGGAATTGTGAGTAAATCAGCCATTGAATCCTATCGCATTGCCTATGATCACATTCAATCAATTGCTAATATTCCTATTAACTTAATCAAATATTCTGATATGCAATGCGTGATTAATAACATGAGAGATAACGGCCTTTCTTATGCATCTGCCAAAAAGGTCCGCACATTACTTTCATTATTATCGAAGTATGCAATTGTTAATGATATTGATATTAAGGATTACACTCCCTTCCTAAACCTTGGCCATGATGTTAGCGTGTATCCGCATAAGCCATTCACTCGCCAACAGATTAATCGATTGTGGAGCCTTGATACTACCGATACTTATGGTATTCTAATACTCTTATATACAGGTATGCGATGCGGTGAATTGCTATCGTTACGTAAAAACGATATTAACCTCCGCACTAAATGTCTTATAGTACGTCTATCTAAAACTGATGCTGGCCGTAATCGCTTAATTCCCATTCATAGTCGCATATTTCCAATAGTTACAAGTTTGTATCAGAATTCATCTGACAAGATATTACCGATTTCTTATGCTCAATTCAGCAAGCAATTTAAATCGGTAATGACGGCTATCAAATGTTCCCATTCAACACATGACTGCCGCCATACCGTAGCCACATTATTAGATAAATACGGTGCATCACCTACTGCTACTCGCGCCATTCTTGGCCATAAGCATGGTGATATTACAACCAAAGTATACACACATAAGGAACTGCGTGAATTGCGTAAAGCCATTGAGTTATTGCCATAGAACCAATGGGGAGTAAGTGGCGAAGATGGACAATATCACAATTGGATAATTCCTTATTCCACCTGCTTCTTTGCTAAGTCTGAATACAAAAATCCACGTGAAGCAGATTGGAATTTAATCACCGAATATGATCAATTAAAATTCAAAGTATGGTTCACAAACGATAATGTATTTAAGTATCCCAATATCAAATGTTGCGTATTTTCGTTTGGTATTTCTGCTTAATGCCCAATCGCTAAATAGACCACACCATCAACAGTATATGGGGAATGGCTAGCATCTGCGATAAGAGTAAATCCAGTTGTACTTTTATTAGTATGATAGAACACCTCATTACCTCCTACAGATGTTTTATGTTCTATTGATGGCCAAACGCCTGAACACTCATTATCAAAAGCAGTAGGAAATGTAATAGGATAAGTTGTTCCGTCATACACGTATACGCTTTTCTTGTATCCCCATTGGTTACGCACGGCCTATATTTATCCAAAAACCATTGTTTATTGCTTTTGCAATATGATTACCAACATACCCGCTATGTAATTCAAATCCAGTAGTGGTAATATTATTGGCTCGAATGCTAGCTTCATATAGCCTCTTAGGCTCATCCTTCATCATAGTTACAGTGCCAAATATTTCTATGTAAGAAATTAGATAGGATACAGTCGTTTGATTTTCTTTGAATTGTCCCCATTGGCTAAAATCCAATAGCACCCCAACGTATAGAGGTAACGTTATTTTGTGCAGACATATAAGTGAAGTTATTTATTGTTATTTCTTTAACGGCACTACTCGTCCAATTATCATTATCTAACGTTGACGGTGCTATGTTAGTGACTGCGACAAACGGAGGAAAAGTAAAAGGTATTATAAAGTTACTAGCTCCATCATATATAGTCCTAGCAACTGTAATGTCTGACTTTCCCCATTGGTTCTATGGCAATAACTCAATGGCTTTACGCAATTCACGCAGTTCCTTATGTGTGTATACTTTGGTT